AAACTATTACCTGACATCAGCATTTTCCAAGAAATTGCTCCAACATTGTGTCCGTTCAGGCTGGTTACCTTCAAGTATTCTGTCGCAGGTACCGTAGCAACTACAGATTTTGTAGTGTTTATAGGTACTCCGAAGCTCTCCATCAATAAAAGATATTGAGCTGCTACTTTTGAATCAAAGATGATAACATCATCTCCGGTACATTCGTAGCCAGTATACCAGGTATCCTGATTCCATGGCAAGGACATTGGAACGTTATAGGCCTGTCTGTAGGCTAGTTGTACTATGAAGTGGTGAGTAACCGCTAACATAGCAAAACTAGAAAGGGCCCCCATGGGCTGTCCAACTGCATAACGCAATAGGACCCATGGTTTTCCTTCACTATTATAGTAAACAGGAACGGTTATACCGTTAATATCTACTGAGTTCGGTGCTTTCATTCGCATCGTACTCTTATGCATCCCTTTCTCTTTAGCAAAAGAGTCTGGGAGATATAAATAATAGTCCCGACCAGTCAGGAATTGTCCCCAAATTGGCCCCAAATTGGGAACCAATTTATCAAGGATAATTTCCTGTAACTCCAATGGCAATCTATCCGTCGCAGCGGAAAGGTCATAACCGAACGCACAACCGTAGTTGATGCTCTTTGATCTAGCTCTTAATTCAGAGCTATGTTGATCATAAACACCATCATTAGGTAGTGATTTCAGGAATGCCGCTAAGGTTTTCTCAATTGGTTTCAGTATGATTTGTGTTCAAACATCTGCCATTGCGAAAACTCTTAGTTTACCCGCTGCCTCTTCTTTGATACTCAGTTTTCCTGAGTAGCATCCCTCTGGGTCACCTATAATAGAGTGACTGAAGGGACCATCACCGGTACTGATCCCAGTATATCTGGGTCTATTAAGGTGTGGACTTTGGAATTCTAGATTTCTTCCGAAATCTAAGAGACCATCAAAGAAGAGCAATAGTTGCTCTTGCCCTAGCAAGCCTAGGATCTTTCTTGCATACACCGCGGATCCGAGAGAACCGAGAAGCGCAGGATCAGTGAATAGTCCTGTCCAGGCTACTTTGTGCGAAGCACTAGCAGCCTCCAACAGGAGTATATCCCCTGGTCGTCGTAGAATTCGAAGATCGAACATAGTCTGAATTTTTGATAAGCTTAAAAACTCATCGAAAGTTTTAACTACTTCGTGATATCGATTTCTATCGACTTCCAATGGACTGATAATCGTTGCAAGTTTAAGAGTTCCAGGTATAGATATAACTCTATACAAGGAAAACAGCGTCAACCAGAATCTAATTA